TATACCTAACGTTGCTTCTGGTAATGTTGTTGCTATGGGAACTAATGGTTTAGCTGTTACTTATGCAAAAATTGTTGAACTAATCAAAGCAGTAGACACGTCTAATGCTATGGGTGGTAATCCAGCATTTTTAACTAACCCAAAAGTTGTTGCTGCTCTTAGAACTATCTCTAAGCAAGCTGGCGGAGCTGAAGGTAACTTCATAATGGAAGCTGTTAATTCAATTCTAGGTTATGACGTATCTTCAACTACTTTAGTACCAAGCAACCTTGTAAAAGGTAACTCTGGCGCTAATTGTTCTGCTGCTATATTTGGAGATTTCTCTAACGTCATGCTTGGCTTCTGGTCTGGTGTTGATGTTGTAGTTGATACTTCTTCTCTATCTACATCTGGTGGAACACGTCTTGCGTTCTTCCAAGACTTAGACGTTGGTCTAAGACATGATGACGGATTTGGGGTTATTAAAGACATATTAGCTTAACTAGTATTGTTGTTCTGGGTGGCCTTAATTGGTCACCCTTTTTTAGGAAAAAATTATGGAAATTAGAATTTTAAAAACGACACACGTTAGAGGTGTTACCAGATACGAAGGTGATGTAGTGGATGTAACTACTGCTGAAGCCAAACAATTTATTACAAGTCATTGTGCAGAGGATGTAAGCCACAAAGACAAACCTTTAGATAATAAATCAGTTAAATCTCCAAAAAAGAGATCAGATAAGTAGTCATGCCTTTAGAAAGTAGCAGAGATTTTAATAGTTATGTAAATCCCCAGATTGGCGGAGTAACTGCTACCTTTTTTGAAGTCCAGAACTCTTTGTGGGATCAAAGATTAGGTTTGATTGATACTTGGTTTGATATTGACTCTGGAAACGCTACTAATATTAATATTATTATTGACCAAGATTATTTCTCCATTGAAGGCAGGTCAATTGCGGTTGAAGGATATCAACCTAAAGCTTTTGTAAAGGCTTCAGACGTTCCTTATATATCCATTGATGATAAGTTAACAGTCAACGCAATCACTACAAACAATGGCTCTACATTAACCCCAGCTACAGATTTTGTGGTTGTTAATGCTCAACCTGATAACGTTGGAATGGTTGAACTTGTCCTGGCAATTCAATAATCATGTCTGAGTATTTAATGGAAACTGAATCAGATATGGCTTCATATTTGGATATCAATTTTGGGCATGGTGTACAGGCGATTTATACCAACAGCGGAAACGCACAAACAACTATAAACATTATTTTAAATAATGAATATGTAGAGCAAGACGGATTGGAAGTTTCTATAGAAGCAACTAAGCCGGTTGCATATTGCAGATCAATAGACGTGCCGAGTATTGCGCATGGAAACACCTTACAAGTTTCAGCTATTAAAGATGTTGAGGGCAATATTTTAAGTCCAGCAGCTAATTTTACTGTTGTAAATATACAAAGTGACAGAACTGGCTTTAGTGCTTTGGAGCTTCAGAAAATCTAATGGCAAAGCATGTAAGAAATCAAATAAGAGAGCAAATAGCAACTACTCTTAATAATTTAACAACTACTGGGAATAGAGTTTATGAATCAAGGGTTTATCCATTAGCTACAGGCGGAACGCCAGCTTTATTGGTTTACACCAAGTCAGAGGACTCAATGCCAGAGGTTATAGGTACTAACAGATTATCAAGCAGAAATTTAACTGTTGCTGTTGAGATTTACGTTAAAGCTACTAGTAATTTTGATGACACTATAGACACATCAGCCAAAGAGGTAGAAATAGCTATTGCAGCAGACCCTACTTTAAATGGATTAGCTAAAGATTGTTATCTGGAATCAACTGAGATTGATTTTAATGCAGAAGGTGAAACGCCTTTGGCATACGCGACATTGAATTTTTTAACTAACTATTACGTCAAAGAGCAAGCTCCAGACGTGGCAGTTTAACGAGGGAATATTATGAAAATGATTAGTCCAAATGGCATAGATTCTATTGATGCACCAGAACACAAACTGGCGTATCTAAAAGAAAAGGGTTGGAAAGAAGAAGCAGCCCCAATTAAATCTTCTTCAAAACAAAGTAAAAAAAACGAGGAATAAAGAATGGCAACACATAAAGGAAGTGAAGGTTTAGTAAAAGTTGGAAGTGCAACTGTAGCTGAAGTGAAATCTTACTCTTTAGAAGAATCCGCAGATACGCTTGAGACTACAAAAATGGGAGATGCTGCAAGAACATATTTGCCTTCTCTTACTAGTTTTAGCGGAAGTGTAGACTGCTTCTGGGATGAGACTGATTCAGCAGGTCAAATAGCATTAGCTGTTGGCGCAAGTGTAACTTTGGTATTTTATCCAGAGGGCGCAGCGTCAGGTGACACTTATTATAGTGGTACAGCATTGGTAACAGGTAAAACTATTACTGGCTCATTTGATGGAATGGTTGAAGCATCTATATCAGTTCAGGGAACTGGTGCTTTAAGTACAGCAACAGTATAAGTATGAAAATAATTGATAAGGCTAAAGCCCATTTTGATGGGTTGGAAATAAAAGAGATAGAGATTCCTGAATGGAGTGATGGAGATGAAATTCTAAAGGTATATGCAAAGCCATTAACATTAGCAGAAATGTCTAAATTGCAAAGATTTGCAAAAGATGATGATGTTGCGTTGATGGCATATTGCTTAATACATAAGGCCTTAGATTCTGATGGTGAAAAAGTATTTGATCTATCAGATAAAAACGCATTAATGAACAATGTTGATAAGGATGTTTTAGCAAGGGTAGCGACTGAAATAATGACAACGCCAACAGTAGAAGAACAAGCAAAAAAGTAGCAGAGGATAAGGACTTATTTGCAAAGTATTTTTTAGCGGAATTGCTGCATTGTACTGTAAGCGAGTTAGAACAGAAAATGTCCTTATCCGAATTTACTGGATGGATGGCATATTTAGAAGAAAAAAACAGGCAAATGAAAAATGGCAACTGATTATAAATTAAGAATCTCAGCAAAAGATAATACCAAAAAGGGATTTAAAGGCGTTGATAGAAACATTGGCAAAACCCAACAGGCAATGAAGAAGCTTGCTGGTGCTTTTGCTGGTGCTTTTGCTATCAGGGCTATAGTCCAGTTTGGCAATGAGTCGCTTGTTTTGGCTGATAGTATTGGTAAAACTGCTGATGCTATTGGAGTTAGTACAGACTTCTTGCAAAAATATCAATTTGCAGCTCAACAAGCAGGCATAGAAACAGAGCAATTCAATAAAGCTCTTAGGTTTTTTTCTAAGGGAGTTGGTGAAGCTGGCATGGGTACAGGTCTAGCAAAGCAGGCTTTTGAAAACATGGGCATATCTATAAAAGATGCTTCTGGTAAAACAAAAAAATCAGAAGTTTTATTTAAAGAATTTTTTGTAACCCTTGACTCTATACAAGAGCCATTTAAAAGAAATGCCTTATTAGCTCAAGTATTTGGTGCAAAAGTTGGTATAACAATGGCTAACCTAATTAAAGATGGCTCTGTAGCTATGGATGAGTTAGCTGAGTCCGCATCAGGCGTATTTACTGATGAAACAATAAGAAACGCTGAAGCCTTCAATGACATGATGAATAGGTTAAATAGAAAAATTTTAACTCCAATGAGAGCTAAGATTATTGATATTGCAGCAGCATATTTCCAAGTTGCAGAGGGATTGGGCTTAATAGAGGCTGATCCAGTTGTGCAGACATTAGACGAGATTAATCAGGCTTTTGCTAATTCAACTGTATTAATTGACGCAATGAGAAATACATTTAGCTTAAATCAAGATTTAACAAGAGAGCAGCAGCTTACAGAAGAAATGGCACTTAGAGAGCAGCTAAGAGAAAAGATAATGAGAATAAATAAAGCTAATGAAACTAGCACAAAAACTAGCTTCGAAACCATTGCAGCAGCCCTAGATGGTTTTCAGACTGCATTAGGAACTGTTGACGAAAGACTTGGAAAGGCTGCTGTTAGCTCAATGAAAAAGTTTGAAAATTCAATTGTAAATTCATTGAAAAAAGGAAAATTAGAATTTAAAGACTTTTCCAATTTTGTGATTGAGCAGCTTATTAGAATTGCCATACAAGAAGCAATTTTAGCTCCTTTAAAAAATTCATTCACAGGATTCTTTGGCAGTTTTGGGGATTTATTTGACGGAAGGGCAGATGGTGGAGCTGTAAGCGGTGGAACTCCATACCTAGTTGGTGAAAGGGGCGCGGAAATGTTTGTACCAAATTCATCTGGTCAAATTATAACTAATGAAAATATAAGCAATCAAGGTCAGTCTCAGTCATCTCCAACAATAAATTTTAATATATCAGCAGTTGATGCAGTTGGTTTTGATCAATTATTGCAATCAAGAAAAGGTTTATTAACATCAATTATAAATAATGCCATGAACAGTCAAGGCAAAATGGGGGTTATCTAATGTCCGGTCAATACCCAACAACAATAAATTTTAGGTCTTTGCAGTTTAAAGATAATCAGCCAACGATACTTAACCAAACTTTATCAGGTAAAAAATCTGCAAGATTAGTAGGCGGACAATATTTTAGCTTTACAGTTAAAATGCCACCAATGACCCAAGAAAATGGGCAAGCATATTTTGCATTTTTACAAAAACAAAAAGGAAGTTTTGAGGATTTTACAATTGCAGCACCTCTGGATAATCTAGGAGCTGCTAAATCAGAAACAGATATATTAGCTAATGGCGTGCAAGCTATTGGTGATGGCTCTATAGCTTTGGATGGGTTTACAGCAAACCAATCTGGAGCTTTAAAAGCTGGTGATCTTATTAAGTTCGCAGGTCATACAAAAGTTTATATGGTGCAAGCAGATATAGATGCTAATTCATCTGGTCAATTGACAGTTTTAATATCTCCTAGTTTGGTAAAAGCTATAGCAAACAATTCAGCAGTTGTAGTTAATAAACCACAATTTACAGTTTATTTAGAATCTGATGAGATTATGTATGCCACAGATGCTTCTGGTTTTTATTCAATATCGTTTGATGTTAGAGAGTCCATCTAATGCCAAGAACCTTATCAACAGCTTTACAAGCACAAGTTAGTGGAAGAACAACAAAAACAGCCTTTTTAGTAGAATTGCAATTATCATCAACCATTAGGTTAACTGATTGGTATTCTAACGTTACATTTAATTCTGAAGCTTATGAAGCCGGTGGATCATTCGTATCAGTTGATTCAGTTACAGAAACAGGGCTTCTTGAAATTAATGAAGTAAATTTAGGTTTTTCCAATGTTACTGATCAAATCAGGGCTTTAGTTCAGGATGGTTCTTTTACTGATAAGAGGGTTGAGATTTATATTGCATACTTTGATTTGAATGATGCAATAGTTGGCGCAATAAATTACTTTTCTGGAAGAATTAGGAACGTATCTATTTCAGAAACTATAGATTCATCAAATATATCAATGTCTGTTGCTTCTCATTGGGCTAACTGGAATTTGACGAAGGGGAGGCATTTCAGCGAAGAATCTCAAGAAGGATTTAGCTCTGGAGATAAAGGCATGGAGTTTGCTACCCAAACTAAAAATGACGTGAGATGGGGTTCTTAATATGAGTGGAGTTGCCGGAGTCACAACCACAACTTTTTTTGCAAAGGTAGGAGCTTGGATTGCTGGAAGTAAAGCTGCACAAATAGCAATTACTGCAATTAAAGTTTTAACTGTAGTAGCTGGCGTAAAAGGCTTTATGCAAGCAAGAGATATGCTTGGCAAAGGTCAAGACATTATGGCGAACAAGACTGCTGCTGGTGGAAAAATACCAGTAGTATATGGAACTAGAAGGGTTGGCGCGCAAATAGTTTATATGGACACCGCTGGAAATGCATCTACTCATTTATACGTTGTATACGCTTTATCAGTTGGCTCTTGTGAAGAAATAATGGGGCAAACAATCGAACTTAGCGGTAACTCTTTAAGAGATTCTAAACAATTTAGAAATGGCGGCTATATAGGTACAGATAAAATATCATCTGGCAATGGTTCATTATGTACAGCAAACCAAAACTCAGGATCAGTTGATTTGTCTGCTGGTTCTTTCGGTACTAATCCGGCACTTGGCGGTTACAGGTACGTTATGAATTTACATCATGGAGCAGCTTCGCAAGCAGCAGACCCAATGCTAAGAGCTTCCATTGGTAGTAAATGGACTACAGCACATAAATTAAATGGAGTTGCTTACATTGCAGCTTCTTATATTTATGACAGCAAAGGGCAATTTAGGTCAGTTCCGCAATTAACAGTTCAAGTAAAGGGAAAAAAAGTATTTGATCCCAGGGATAATTCAACTGCTTGGAGTTCTAACCCAGCTTTGTGTTTCCTTGATCTGATTCAAAACAACGATTATGGCAAAGGCCTAGCAACTTCTCAAATTAACATGGCTACATTTAGCACAGCAGCTAATAAGGCTGATACTGAAGTTAATAGCCCATATTTTAATGGAGACCCAAAGGCTCTTACTTGGTCTGGATCAAGCGGCGATAATTTTATTAAAGTTCTTGGAGGGGCAGCCAATATCTTATGGTGGCAAAATAAGGTTGGGGATTTAATTGATTTATATGACACAAATGGAAATGGCGTTATTGATGGGGCGGAAATAACAGCCTTGCAAAGAGATCAATTTTTTGATGAAAATGCTGAATACCTTGTTTTCTTTGATGGAACTCTATCCTCTAATTATAGCAGCCAGTCCGGTACTTCAGAAGTTAAAGTAAAAAGGTTTCATTGTAATGCTTATATTGATTGTAATAAGAATGTGATGGAAAATTCAAAAGAACTGTTAGCTAATATGCGTGGGATATTTACCTATGTTGATGGCAAATATGAGTTACAAATAGAAGATACAGGCAGTTCAACTTTTAGCATTAATGACAATCATATTATTGCTGATTCAGGGATTAGCGTTGATTATGGAAACAAAGATAAAAAGGCTAATAAAGTTATAGTTGAATTTTTTAATGCAAATAAAAGTTATGAGTTAGATACTGCTACTGTTTACCATGAAGCAACAACTGATTCTAATGATTTTACTAGTGATGATGGTGGTGAGGTCTTAGAGGTAAAAGCAGAATTTCCTTATACAACTTCTGCATATATAGCATATAACCATGCTAAAACAATTTTGACTAGAAGCAGGCATCAAACATCTATACAGTTCTTAGGAACGCCAGAAATGTACAAGTTAAATTGTGGTGATATTGTTGACCTTACTTATGCACCTCTTGGCTTTGGGGGAAAAATATTTATTGTTGAAGCAATACAACTGCAACCAAATGGGCTGGTATCTATTTCAATGCTTGAATATTTTGACGTCTATACTTGGACAGTACCACCTCAAGAAGCAGTAGAAGCTCTGGCAAACATACCAAGCGCCTATGCAGTAAAAGCTCCAACAAGTTTAGCCTTTACAGATACAGATGATTCAAATACTGGCAGGCCTTTTTTGGCATGGGCTTTACCTTCTGATTATCCTTATTATCAATGGAGGATTAACGTTAAAGATGCTGCTGGTAACCAGCAAATAAATAGAATTGTTGATGTTAATAATTGTGATCTTAACTTCTTGCCAGTAGATGCTAATTATGTTGCTAGTGTTACTGCTTTAAATACTACAGGCGTTGAATCATCTGCAGCAACATTGACCTTTACTATTGGTGATGCTCCTACAGGTACGCCAGACATAAAAAATGCAGCAATTGTTACAGATAAACTTGGAAATGGGTCTGTAACTAATGTAAAAGTTAATGACTTATCTGCTGCAAAAATAAATACAGGTGAGCTAAATTTAGGAACTGCAAATGGCATGGCTGTTAAGCAAGGGAAGTCAGGATATACCGATAATTCCACAACCGGATTATGGTTAGGAAATGATGGCGGCACTACTAAATTAAACATAGGTTCAGCAAGTAAATATTTAAGATTTGATGGAACTAACCTATTAGTTGCTGGAGACATTTCAGCTTCTACTGGAACTATATCAACAAGCATTGCAATTGGCTCTGGTAACAATATATTTAAAGCTGATGCTAATGGTATATATCTGGGCAACGCTAGTTTTGGATCAGCCCCATTTAAAGTTGCAATGAATGGAGGTTTGGTTGCCACTAGCGCAACAATTACAGGAACGCTAACAGCTAATAATATTAATACATCAATGTTTCAATATGTTGGCGGTAATTTAATAATTAAAGATGATGCGATAACAAGAGCTAAGATTGTTGATGATGCTATTAATAATGCGCTTATTGCTACTGATGCTGTAAACCAAGACAGTATTGCAGCAAACTCAATAACAGCAGTAAAAATTGTTGCCAGAGCTATTGATGCGTCAAGAATAACAGCAGGCACTTTAACCTCTGCTTCTGGTGTATTTGGAGTTATATCTGCAAATAACATTACTACCGGAACTTTAAATGCAACCAACGTTGCAGTTACTAATTTAAATGCCAGCAATATTACGACTGGTGATTTGAATGCAAATAGAATAAAAATTGATGATGTCACTATTGATACAGATGGTAATGGAAATTTAATTATTAAAAGCGCTGGCGTTGATACAAACCAACTTGCTAATGGTGCAGTAGAAACTGCAAAAATTGGTGATGCCCAGATAACTACTGCAAAAATTGGTGATGCTCAAATAACTAATGCAAAAATAGATAATTTAAATGCTACTAAAATTACTGCTGGCTCATTAGATTCAGCAAGAATAAATGTAGATACTTTGGCTGTTAAGAAGTTTGCAAACGTAAGCTCAACAATTATTTCACAAACTGGGGGCAGTTTTCCATTAGAAGTTTTTGGTAGTGTATTTCAAAGAGAAAGCACTAATTTTAGTACACAAACAACATCAACAGGAACATATTTAGCCCTGGCAATTGGTAGCGTTAGAAATGGAGCAAAATACAGAGCGATATTATCTGGAGTTTATGGAGATTGTTCTGGTGGATTTCTTGAATACAGCATCAATGGATCAAATTATGTGCAAGCAGCAGGCGGTATTCAATCAATAGCTTTTGGAGCAGGTACTTTTAGAACTTATGTAATTGTATATAGCGGATCAATATCTGGTATGTCCTCTAGCCAAAGCACTGTTTCATGGCGTTTAAGATGGACTGGACAACTTAGAAGCACCTATCAATCGCTATATGTATTTATAGATAACACACAATAACATGGCAGATTTTACAATATATAAAACTAACTCTGGAATAATAGAATCTAGCGGATCAACAAATGTATCTATAAATTTTATTAATTTAGAAAATGACCAATCAATAATAGAAGGAATATATGAAGTTGAACAATATAAAATTATTGATGGTTCTGCTGTAGAGCAAACTGTAGATTTCTGGGGTGCAGTTAGATTAAAAAGAAACTTCCTATTATCTGAATCAGATTGGACACAAATGCAAGATTCAGCTTTAACAGATATAAAAAAATTAGAATGGACAAGCTACAGGCAGTCTTTACGAGATTTGCCAGATAGCAATGCAAGTGCCTTAACAATTGACAATATAATTTTTCCTAACAAACCTGTTTGATGAATAGTAAAACAAACCATAATTCAACAGCCAGAGGATTTATAAATATCAAATCTAGGTATAAAATTAATAAAAACAGGAATTAAAAATGGCACAACATGATTACAATTTAATTAACCAATCTGGGCAAAGTTTTAGAAATGATCTAAATAATGCTTTAGCAGCTATTGTTTCAAATAATAGCGGTGGCTCAGAGCCTTCAACTAAATTTGCTTATGAGTTTTGGGTAGATGAAACTTCTGGCAAAATGAAACTTAGAAATTCAGCAAATAATGCTTGGATCACTATGCCATTTAATATTGGTGTTAATAATTCAGTTGATATTAATGTTGGTACTGTTAATGGCCTTACTAGCTTTAGTTTTAATAGTGGTGCAACAGTAACTTCTATTTTAGATGAAGATAATTTTAATTCTAACTCAGCTACAGCACTGGCAACCCAACAGTCAATTAAAAGCTATGTTGATAGCCAAGTAGATACAGTTGATTCATTAAGTGAGATTCTTGCTATTGGCAATTCCTCTGGTGGAACTAATATTAATTTAACAACAACCGATAGAGTCCAATTTAGAGACTCAGCTATATATGTGTTTTCTTCAACTGATGGAACTTTAGATTTAAAAGCAGATGGAGAAATTCAATTATCAGCTCCATACATTGATTTAGCTGCTGCAAATGTAAATGTAGACGGAACTATTGATGCTGTTGGAGTTGAGTTTAATACTTTATCTGGAACTGGGTCAGTAACAATTACTGATATTGTTGATGAAGATAATATGGGCAGCAATAGCCCAACAAAATTAGCAACTCAACAGTC